AAACGGAAAGACTGCTTTTTTCAGCCATGATTCTTTTCCATTTATTGTTGAAAATCACCAAATAAGTCATTCTTATAAGTAATTTATTATTCGTTCCTTAATTCATATGTTTTAACGGATTGACTGCCTCCCCGTTAATACGAATTTCAAAATGCAGATGCGGGCCTGTGCTTCGTCCGGTATTACCGCTAAGCGCAATCCGCTCTCCCTGTGCCACTGTCTGCCCCGGTTTAACTAAAACCTTGCTTAAATGTCCATATCTTGTCTGTCTGCCGTCAGAATGGTTAATATAAACTGCATATCCATAGCCGCTTGCCCATCCTGCCACCGTTACCGTTCCGCCGTTGGACGCCACTACTGTTGTTCCGATCGGTACTGCCCAATCCACACCCTTATGATATGTAGAAGCGCCTTTGGTCGGTGCGCTTCTTGCTCCGAAGCCAGAACTTAACCGCCCGCCAGAAATCGGTTTTAAATAAGTAGGTGGTATCTTTGTGCCGCGTTCCACGATTTTAGGCACTGCTTCTGCGTAAATCTCCTCTTTTAAAATTTCCCGTCCAATTTCTGTATTATTTTTATACGCAACCACCGCAGCAACTTTGCGCCTTCCCGCAGACGGTTCCTGACGTGTTACACGCTGTGTTGTATACCAGTCGTCATTAGGTATATACTGAATTTCTGCCTCGTAATCTTCGGTATATACATCTTCTTCTTTCCATAAAACAGATAAATCTGGTTCTGGAACTGTAATTACCAATTCTTGATCAACACGAATCATTGTATTTTCATCTTCCAGCGCGTCATTTATTGCAATTAATTCCTCCATCGGAATATTGTTATCTAATGAAATCTGCGAAAGCGTATCTCCGGCTACCACCTTATAAATTACTTGCACTTCCTGCTCCTTGGTGACACGGTTTACCGCTTCCTCCACAGTATTCAGTTCGTCTTCTAATAAATATGCCTCCACTACCTCAATTTTATCGGCATATGCAATATCAACAAGTCATTTTTCATACTCTTGAAAGTCCTTATCCATTATTGGCTGAATGGAATCCGTTATTTCCTCTAATGCTTTTGTAATTCCAGCCGTATAACAAATCTGTTCCTCATTCGCAGCATTCTCTTTCGTAGTAATCCGCGCTTCAAGCACATTGACTTCGCGGTTGCTGTCAAGAGCAAGCTCCACATCATAAGTATTTTGGGGATCATAGGCAGCAATTGCCTGTTCCAAAAGCGCGTGAACTTCCTCATGAGATGCCAAATTCACAGCGGTTTCATTAATTTTTACAGTATAGGAACGATGCAGCGTTTCCTTTACGCTTTTACGCATAACCTCAGCCATATTGGATATCAGCGTTTCCTCACTATCAATTTTTGCCCATACAACCTCGCTTCCCTTTGTTTCTAAATTTAAGTCCATAAGCAGAAGGTCACTGCCAACTGCTTCCAAAGCCACCTGCTTCCTTGCCTTTGCCATTAGCTTGTCTATCTGATCGGCAGAACCAGTATGCCCGATTTCCACGCCGTTTAATGTAATCGTAAAATAATTATCGCCCGTATGTCTATATTGCTTCCATGAAGGCAGCAAAAAGGCACAAAAAAAGAGCGAAAGAGCTGCTGCTTCTATAAAGCAGAGTCTAAATCTTCTATAATAATGGTGTATCGTTCTCATCTATATTAATTGCTCCAATTCGTAAGTCACTTTAAATCAATGTAATTCTAAGGTTTTAAATGGTTTTTATTCTTTTTCCTTTTTACCTTATCATAAGTAAACGGGATTGTAAAGAGTAGTAGAATTATATTCTTGCAAATAAAAATTTCAACCTTTTTTTGAACAATTTTTCGCTTTCGGCATATTTACTAATTGGGTAGTGGGTATTTTGTAGAATTTAACTATACAGAATGAAATACAGCAGATGTGCTACCCTTACTATACCAGAGTGCGCCCGCCTTGTAAACTCCCTTTTGCTGGAATGGGCGCAGCTTTAAGGCTGCCACTGCTGCCAGCCTCTCAAAGTCGCTATATCTGATATTAAGCCAGCTTTTCCAGCTCTTCTGTGAAAAGCTCCCCAGCAGAACGGTAGCCATGTATCCTGCGTGGGTAGCCGTTTATCCAGCCCTCTATTTTCTCTATTTCCTCGTCGGTCTTATCGTCAAAGTTTGTACCCTTTGGCACTTTTCGCCGTACCATTTTATTTGTTACCTCATTCGTGCCACGCTCCCAGCTGCTATATGGGTGGCAGTAATACAAATGTGTCCTCTTTTCTCCCTCTTCCAGTATAGAACGCTCTAAGCCGTTCACGTCTGCAAACTCGCTGCCGTTGTCTACCGTAATTGTCTTAAATATCTGCTTAAACATATCCGCACCATATCTGCGCTCTAATTTATCCAGCGCCGCTACTACCGCCTCGTCCGTATGGTCTGGCAGCTTAAATATAATCTCGTCCCGTGTCTTTCTTTCCGTCAGTACCAGCAGCACGTTTTTAGATACTCCCCGCTTGCCTATTACACTATCCATTTCCCAGTGTCCGAACTCTTCCCGCTTGTCTATCTCTTCTGGGCGTTTTTCTATGCTGTCGCCTGCTGCTGCCCGTGCCTGCTGCTTGCGTACTTTCTTATAGCCCCGCTTTTTATTCTTCTTTACTGGTAAATCCTTATTTGTCAGCTTAAGGAAAACGCCCTTATCTATGTAGCTGTAAAGAGTAGCCACGCAGACGGTAGTATTAAATTCTCCCTCTCTTCCCTGCGCCTTAAGCTCCCCCAGCACTGCTGCTGGGCTGTAATCCTCGTTTACTATCTTGTCCTCTATGTAATTTGCATATGCAATATCGTTGCCTATTTTAAGCTGTGTGCCTCTTACCTTTAAATTTTCCTCTGCCTTTTCCTGCGCTATGTCTGGGCTATATCTTATTTCTGTCGTCCAGTCACTATTATGGTGTTCATACTCTCCCCTTTTCAGCTCATTATATATAGTGCTGCGGTGTACCCCCAGATGCGCCGCTATTTTCGCCTTGCTTAAGCCCTCTTTTAGCAGTGCCTCTATCTTTATCCTATCTGCCCTTGTCAGCTGGTGGCTGCCCTTTTTATTTGCCATTGTTTCTGCCTCTCTTTCGTTGTGGTCTATATACGACGAAAAGCCGCAAACTCTTTTACAAGTCTGCGGCTCTTATTTCATAGCTCATTTACAGCATTTCTTACAAGCTGTGTATTTTTTCTTTGCTTGGCTTAGCGGTATGCCCTTTGGGTTTTTCATTCCAGAACAATTAGGCTTACTATGGTACTTTTTACTGCTGCGGTCTATATATACTATCGTTTCGCCCGCTGTACGCTGGCTACGTTGCTGTTCTTCTACAATAACGTCAAGCTCTATATTACACCCAAATGTCTGTACCCCCCCCCAGAAATTTCCAGTATTTCTGCGGTATAGCGGGCATTAGGATACTTTGCCGCCAAATCCTTTGCCAGTTCTGCCGATAAATACCCCAGTATTTTATTTCCCCATTTTACATATGCGGCAGGCTCTCCGTTGTATGTGGTTTTCTCTATCTCTATTTCCTCGTCGCCCGTCATACGGCTTAATATATCCTGCCTGCTTTCCCCGTCGTCGTTTTGGAATCTGTCAAAGCCGCCAGCGACGTGTACAGCAATCCTGCTGCCAGCGGCAGGCGTTCCCGCTGTCCTCGGCGCTGCCTGCTGCCCTGCTGCCTCTCTTGCTGGTTTGCGTGCCAGCAGAAAACATACGGCAGCAATCACTATGCAGCCGATACCGCCCGTAATATTTCCAGACGGCAGCGCCACCACTCCACTTACTGCAAATAGCGCAGCCGCCCCATAAAGTACCATTTTCTTTTTACCCATGATAAATAAACCTCACTTTCTAATCTTTAGCCATTTTCTCTGCAATAGCGGTATTTATATATTCGCTTATGCTCTGCCCTGCCGCTTTTGCACGTTGTTTAATGACTTCTTTTTGTCCTTTCGGCATTACCAGCTCAAACCTATCATAATTCTTTTTCTTAAATTCATTCTGATATTTTATCTGGTTAAATTCTTCTTTCTGCATTTTACCTCTTTCTTTCCCTTGCCTTATGATGTATAATCCTTTTAAACAGTTTGGGCGGCTTTGGCAAGTCCACCGCCCTTTCTGTATCCCCGCCTTACTTCTTAAGTAAGGCTCTTACTTTTTCTTTAGCCTCTTCAAGGTCTTTACACTCGTTGAGTATTTCAAGTATTTTCCTTGTCTGGTTTTCCTCGGCTGTTTCCTTAAGCAGTTCGCCTACGTTCATTTCCTCGTCCATATTTTCTCCTTTCCCTGCCGCCCAGTTATTGTTATGGGTTATGTATCTCCCTTAACTGTCTTAATTATATCGCATATTCTGTAATATGTCAATACATATTCTGTAATATCCTCAAAAAAATAAGAGGGTAAGCAGCCCGTAAGCCGCCTGCCCTCATTCTTCTTACGCTAAGCGTGTGGCATAGTCAAGACTTATCCAGCCTGCGCCGCTTTTCAGCCTGCCCCAGCCTGCCATACTTCCTTTGCCCGCTTTCACTTCCACAATGGTAAATACACCCTTGCCCGTATGCTCTCCCGTCTTTGCGTAGTTCGTCCCTGCGCCCGTCCTTATATTAAGGTCTAATATATCCACTTTAACCTTGAACGGCACGCCTGCTGCCGCCTGCGGCTTTTCCTGCGGTACTGCTGCCTGCTGCCCGCCTGCATATTTCTTGTAATATGCCTCGCCGTACCCTGCACGCTTTTTCTGTACCGCCTCGCTCTGGTCTGCTGGCTTTTCAAATCCCAGCAATACGGCATCAGAGGCAGCCCGCACGCTCTTTGCGCCCTTTAATGTGCTGATAACGGATTTATAGCCTTGCAGCTCGTCCCACAAAAAGGCAAGCTGCATATCCAGACTGCCGATAGATGCACCCGCCTTTTTCGCATAGTTAAGTAATGCCTGCTTTCTTGTGTGGTACGTCCACTGTGCCAGCCCGTAGCCCGCCTTGTCCTTTACAAAATTGCCGTAGCTGCCATTATCCACGGCAGCCGTATACTGTGCATCTGTCATATTAAGGCTCTTGTTATAGCTGTTTTGCAGATTGCAGGAATTAAGCCCGCTTTCCGCATACAGATTACCCATTAAGCCTGCCACGGCGTATGCGTTTAAGCCTTTGCCCGCCAGATAGTCCCAGACTGCCTTTTCCGTGTTCCCGTTCTGCACCATGCCGCCTGCCGTCACTGCTGCGCCGCTGATTTTCTTTTTAAACTCGTCCCATGTATGCGCCGTGGTATTGTATACATACGGGTTAGGGCAAATCTTCCCCGTAACGTCGTAATGCCTTATTACGTGCGACGCAGGCACATTGTACTTATCCATTAAGTACCGTGTAAGCTCTGCCGCAGCCTCTACCGTTGCGTCCTCAAAATACCAGTCCTTATCTGTCGCCCCCATGCTGGCTGTGCTTTTCTTCCTTACGCAAAGCTCAATACCGATACTGTTTATATTCCTGCACTCTGCGTGCTTATAGCTCTTAGCGCCGCAGTGCCACGCTATATTTTTATCCTCTACGCTCTGCCATATTGCCCCGTCATATCCTACAAAGTAGTGCGCAGATGCGTTACGGTTGCCGCCTGCAAAATAATTGCAGTTCGCCTTTGCGTCCCCCAGTGCGCCCGTGTAATGAATGACAATATACTTAATTCTGGAAACGCTGCCCGCATTGTGATTGTACCCGCTTATCAGCTTGTTG